CACAAGCCGAGCAGATGAAGGCAGAGGCCGAGATGCTGCGCTCACAGATCGAGATGCAGAAGCTCCAGAACGAGCAAGTTAAGCTACAACTGGAAGCCCAGAAGCTACAGACCCAGACGATTGGGGACCAGGCTGACAACCAGATCGACGCATTCAACGCGCAGACCAAGCGCATGGAGGCTCAGATCAAGGCACAGCAGGCAGGTGCTACCATTGATCACACCGCCGCTAAGACTATGGGCGAAGAGCTAGAGAACCAACAGAAGATGTCGGACATGATGGAAGAGCAGGCTCTTAAGGCTCGCATCCCATTCATGACAGAAGCGGAGTTAATGAGCCTTGCCAACCGTCAGTGAACTAGCAGCACAAGAATTAGCCAAAAGGTACTCACTAGCCAATAGGACTAGAGTAGCGCCTCGCGTTCAAACCATGAGGGCAGCAGAACCTTCTATACGCTCATCTCTTAGTGAGTTTATGAGAGACGTAGTAGATGCTACAGGTCTTAGTGGAGGATACCGTCAAGGACTCCTTAATGCCCTTAGTGGAGTTGAAACAGCGGTTGATTTCTTGCCTGTGGTTGGTGACGCTTTAGGTTTAGAGGACGCATCAAGAGCTTATAGGCAAGGCGACATGGTTGGCACTGGCATAAACTTAATGGGCGTTGTTCCTATTATTGGTGATGCAGGTGTAAAACTAAGTAAAGGAGCTAGATCGGCTTTAAGAGACCAAGGTTTTACAGAGGGTTTTTTCCACGCATCTAAACAAGATATCCAAGATGGTTTTAAGGCTGGATATAATGACGGCATGGTTTTTGTAACGCCAGAACGAGAATTTGCAAACAACTGGGTTGGAAAAGGAAAATATCAGCAAAGGCTTGGTGAAGAAAGTATAGATGATATGCGACGCGCAGATCGTCAAAAATTATGGGATGAGTACGAATCTCAATATGGTTCCTATGAAAATTGGCCCGCTGAAATAGAAGATGAGTATAACGCAAGATCAATGAATTTAGCGCGTCAGTACCAAGCATCTGGCGGTGCAATTTATCCTGTCGCTGTTAAAGCCAATAAGCAATTTGACCCAGAAGAAAATCCTGAAATTATTGCAGAGTTTTTAAAGTCACAGGGCAGAGACCCTAACGCCACAACGATTGTTAGTGGAAAAACTGATTTAGAGGCTTATCAAGAAGGCAATTATTTGTTCTATGAAAACAAAGAAATGGCAGACTTCTTGAGAGATAAAGGTTATGACTCTGTTTGGCTAAGAGAGGACACTACTTCACAGGGTTTGAGTAAGCCATTTTCTACCTTAGCTGTTTTAGACGAAACTGGTGTCAAGCCTGTATACGATTTTGCCAGAGAGGCAGATGCGGCAAAACCAAGTAGAAATAAATTAAGCGAATCAGAGCCTGTTTCAACCTGGAGCCAATCACCAAGAACCCCAAGCTCTAACGAAAAAATAATTGATATACCTATATCCATGATTGAGCATGGAGAGGCGGCGATGCCTGGGGGAACCTTGTCTTTCCCTAATGCACAAGAAACAATTCAAGAATACGCTCAAAGAAATACCGAAATCCCGGCCATAGATGTATTGATGCCAGATGAAGATAGCCCGTTTTTTATTGTTGAAGACGGATCAAGGAGGCTGGAGGCGGCAAAACTTCGTGGCGATAAAACCATTAAGGCCATTGTTCCAAAAGATTATATGGCAAAGTAAAACATACCCATAACACTGTTGTGGTATACTGTAGTACAGCCCACCGGAGCTTATCCGGGCATTTACCCAATTCGGGGTTATAGGCCACCTGACCTTATCAGGGCATTTACCTTTCAAAGGGACATTAGTATGAGCGAGCTGATTTCAGACGATTACGATATTGACGACGAGCAGGAGGTGATCCTATCTGAAGACCCTTCCCCAGAGGTGGAGGAGGATTCCGACTCAGCACCGGATACTGGTGAGGACCAGGAAAAACATGTCCAGTTTACACCGGAACAGCAAGAGATCTTCAACAAGACCGTAGGAGTCAAGGTCGCCGAGAAAAGGGCGATTGAGCAAGAAAAGCTCAGACTCGAGAAGGAATTGGCGGAGCTCCGAGCTAGGGTTCCAACTCAGTCACAACCCGTCGTACCGGACCTGCCCGACCCGTTTGCACTTTCTGACGAGGAGTACAGACAGCGGATCCAGCAAAGGGAAAGGGCTCTGATTGAGCAGGCGCAGTACCAGGCAAGGCAAAGGGCTATCGAAGATAACCAGCGCCAGGCTCAGTACCAAGCGCAAATGAAGCAGCAAGAAGAGTTAAACGCAAGCATCAAGAGCTACGCAGACAGAGCAACGAAGTTAGGGATTAAACCCGAGGAGCTCCAGGTAGCAGGAAGCACGGTGGCGCAGTTCGGCATGGACGACACGCTGGTATCTTACATACTGGCTGACGAGCATGGTCCGCTGATCACTAAGTACCTGTCTACCAACCTGACAGAGCTTGATGAGCTATCCAGAATGCCACCTACCCTGGCGGCAGTAAAGATAGCAACAACGGTTAAACAGAAGGCTGCATCGCTTAAACCTAAAGTTAACAATGCGCCCGACCCGCTAGATACCCCACGAGGGGCAGGGTCAGCTCCCAAACCGAAGGGGCCACAAGGCGCTACATTTGAATAGGAAAATGTAAATCATGGCTAATAATCTCAATAGTAACGTCACCCGGAAAGTCGCCCGGGTATTCCTCGACGCGTTCGAGGCATCACGCGTACTCACTAAGACTGTGGACACACAGCTTCTGTCTGGCAAGTTCAACCCTTCAAGCGGTTCAACTGTAGACTTCAAGCGTCCGCACGATTACAACTCAATCCGCACTTCTGGCGGTGACATTAGCTCAAGCACTAAGAGCGACATCATTGCTGGTAAGGCAACTGGTACGGTCCAGGACTACTTCACTGCTGCCACTGAGTGGGGCAATGTTGAGGAAGCTCTTGAGCTAGACCAACTCGACCAGATCCTTGAGCCAATGGCCCGTCGCATTGTGACTGACATGGAGCTCGACCTGGCTGCATTCATCCGCAAGAACGCTTCACTGTCTTATGGTGCTCGCGGTACTGCGGTAGACGCATGGTCAGACGTTGCAGGTGCTGGTGCATTGATGGATTCAATCGGCGTTCCTATGAGCGACGACAAGTACTACATCATGAACCCTTTCACAACTACTGCGCTGTCTTCAGCTCAGAACGGTTTGAACGCGGCTGACGGCCTTGTACGTACAGCATGGGAGAAGGCTCAGATCTCTAGCAACTTCGGTGGCATGATGGCTCTGACTTCTAACGCTCTCGGAAGCTACACTTCAGGTTCTACTACTGACCGTGTTGGCGCGCTTGCAGCGGCTCCTGATGCAACTTACGTTACAGCTAAGGACACTATGACTCAGGTTCTGTCTCTCGACGGTCTGGGTACTGGTACTATCAAAGCTGGTGACCAGGTTACTATCGCGGGCGTTTACCGTCTCAACGTAGCAACTCGTCAGCCTATGCTCGACGCTTCTGGCGCACAGGTTCTGTGGACAGGCACTGTACTCGAAGATGTGACTATCGCTGCTAACGCTGCGACTATCACTGTCTCAGGTGCTGCTATCTACGAAGCTAACGGCCAGTACAACAATGTCACTGCGGCTCCTGCCGAAGATGCTGTTGTAACTATCCTTGGTGCTGCTGACACTCTGTACCAGCCTAACCTCTTCTACACGAAGCAGGCGTTCGGCATCGGTACTGTCAAGCTTCCTAAGCTCTACAGCACTGACACTATCGCTACTACTAGCGACGGCTTCTCAATCCGCGTATCTAAGTACGCAGACGGTGACGCTAACACGCAGAAGATTCGTTTCGACCTTCTGCCCGCATACGCAACCTTCAACCCGCTCTTCGCAGGTCAAGGTTTCGGTGTAGCATAACGATAGATGGAGAAGGGGGCTTCGGCCCCCTGATTCTTTATGGCAAAACCACAGAAAGGCAAGGCCAAGGTTAAGGTTACAGCGTCAGGCAAGAAGGTCTCCTACGGGCAGGCCGGTGAAGCCAAGGGCGGTGGACCACGTGTACGTCCTGGTACGAGTAAGGGTGATTCCTACTGTGCTAGGTCGCTGGGTATCAAGAAGCGATTACCCAAAGAGAAACAGAACGACCCGAACACGCCAAACAATTTGAGTCGCAAGCGCTGGAAGTGTAAAGGTGCTAAATCCGTGAGGTACGAATAATGGCCGGATTGTACGAGAACATCCACAAGAAGCGTAAGCGTATCAAGCGGCAGAAGGCTGAGGGCAGAACCCCAGAGCGCATGAGAAAGCCGGGCTCTGAAGGGGCTCCAACGGCCAAGGCGTTTAAGCAGTCGGCTAAGACGGCTAAGAAAGCAACATTTGAGTGAGGTGAGCTATGCCAATGGTAAACGGAAAGAAATACCCGTACACGAAAGAAGGCAAGGCTGCGGCTGCTAAAGCTAAAAAGAAGTCTAAGGGCAAGTCTAAAGCTAAGGGAGCAACTTACGAATAATGGCTACTGTCGCTCAAGTCGCTAAGGCGGCGCTACAACGAATTCTGGTCCAGGCATCTGAGGCTCCATTAGAGGCTGACGAGTACCAGGACTTTATTTTCGCTATGAACAACTACATGGCAGAGCTCGACGCGCAAGGCATTAGCCTGGGTTACACGGTCGTTAACGATCTAGGTGATGAGGTCACCATCCCTACCGGCGCGCTTCGAGGACTAATTGCTAACCTAGCTATTGAGGTCTCTCCTGATTATGGAGGTGTAATATCTCAAGGTTTGGTTAAGGCTGCACGTGACGGATTCCAGACCATGAGGCTACTGGGACAGCGCATAGCAGCTACTAGGAACCCTTCTACCCTGCCCGTCGGGTCAGGCAACGAGGATACTGTCTACGGCTACCCAGGACACTTCTACACCGCATCGGAAGAAGAGATCCTGGCTGAGACTACTGGCGCCATTGGATTGGAGAACAACACGAATGGTTGATAGAGCGCAGGGCAGAAAGAAAAGCCAATTCACTCAGCAGAGCACGGTCCTGGCTAACAGCTACCTGGACTACTTTGTTAACGGCACTAACTATAAGATCGCCTACAATGATTTTGTAACAGGCCTTGGTGTTACCGGGACAATTGTTCAGGATGGCGCTGTCACCGGCGCTGCTGTTTTAGATGTTGATGGTTCTATAAACAAAATCAGAAACATTGAAAATGGTTCCGGAGTGTCTGCAAACATTTCAGCAGAGAATGGGATTAAGCTCTCACACAACTTTGTTAATGACGGTACTGGTACTCCTCTATTCTTAAGCACGGCGGCAGACCAGCCTGTGTTTGCTAGTTTGGTAGCGGGTAATGGTATCGCGCTAACCTCTACGGATAATTACGTTACCATTGCTCAGGTAGGTGTTGCTGAATATGCCAATGTAACTATGCATGGCAACTCTACTGAGACTGTAATCTCAAGCAGTGCTACAGCGGTCAAGGTTGCAGGGACATTCGTGGTAGGTGATGAGTCTGGTTACACCGGTGACACTACTGGTCGTATTACGCACACAGGCAACACTGCTAGGCATATCATAAACGCCATTATTAGTATTTCTGTAGCCAGTGGTACCAACCACAGAATTTCTATGTACATTGCCAAGAACGGTACAATAATTACCTCCACAAAAACCACTGCCACGACTTCTAGCGGACTTTACCGAAGCCTGGCAACCTTCGCCAACCTTGAGCTGGACGATGGTGATTACGTTGAGATATTCGTCAGAAATGAATCTACAACTGACAACCTAATTGTATTGGATGCCATTATAGGGGCGCTCTAATGCCTGTAACTCAGTTACCCATAGCGAATGGTTTCTACATATCAGACTCTCTGCCTATCGCTGCTCAAGAGTGTACAAACTGGTATCCGAACATTGTTCAGGGGCAAGCTCTGAGCCAGGAAACGCTATTCGGCACCCCAGGTCTTACCTTGCTTGCAACATCTGGCACCCTAGATAACGAGAATCGGGGTGGTCATGAGATGGCCGGCAAGCCTTATTTTGTAAACGGTGGAAGGTTGTATAGACTTGATCAAACGATAGTGTTCGATCAGGTGACCTACAACTTAGTCTTCTTAGGGGACATATCTGGAACTGGTAGGGTTTCAATGGCTGATAACGGCACTCAGCTCATGATCCTTGTTCCTGGTGGTGATGGGTTTATTTACAACCACGTAACAGACACTTTTTCTCAAATTACAGACTCGGATTTTACAGCTAATGGAGCTCCTCAATTCGTCGTATTTATTGATGGCTATTTTCTGGTTACCACAGATTCCAAGAAGTTTATCGTCTCCGCAATCAATGACGGACTCTCATACAATGCATTAGACTTCGGCACGGCTGAATCTGACCCGGATGATATTGTGGCCCCGGTGGTCTATAAGAACCAACTATTTATCTCTGGGCGTCAGACGTTTGAGGCGTTTCAGAACATAGGTGGAGCTGACTTCCCGTTTAGCAGAACAGGTCTATTCCTTCAGAAGGGCTGCTTCGCGCCATACTCACTTGTTAATGCCCAAGATACATTTATGTGGGTAGGTGGTGGAGAAAACGAAGGACCGGCTATTTGGGCACTGAATGGCAACAGCACAACCAAGGTGTCGACCACCGCAATAGACTCTATTCTCTCAAAGCTTACAGATAGTCAATTATTCAACATCTTCTCATGGGCATACGCCAACAAGGGAGCGTACTTTATAGGCTTCTCCCTACCCTCTACGACGCTCGTATACGACACGACATCTCAGAGGTGGCATGAAAGAAAATCCCTCATAGACGGCTCCCTGGGCGTTTTCAGGGCATCCTCAGTGGTAAAGGCCTATAACATAATACTCTGCGGAGACTCGATTGACGGAAGAATTGGTGAGCTTG